ACATTTTAGGTATAAAAAAGATTTAATTGAACATTTACCGAATAAATTGATAAAAATACCCTCTAACAGTACAAACCCTCTAAAGGCAAGATGTCTGAAATGCCCTAATATAGCCTATATAGCTAATTTAATGATAATTAATCGGTAATTTGCGATTAAATTGAAATAAAAATGAGTTTTACATTGCTTTATGTAAAATTATGTCGTTTTTATGTTTAAAAATGAAAAGCCGGAATTTACATTCAACAGCATTGAAAAATTTCAACATTTTATGAAAGTTTTTGAAAGTTTTTGAAATTTTTTAAAATTATGGAAATAAAAAGGCGTTTTTTTTCAATGCTGTTGAATGTAAATCTCAAGCTTTTTACTTTAAGCATAAAACAATGTAATTTTTTCATTGTTTTGTGTAATTTAAATTAATTTTAGATACTAAATTATCAATTAAAATTCTCAATTTAATCGCAAAATAGGTACCTATAATTTACCGGTCAAACCACCTTTTATGAGTCTCCCTCCCTTCTCCTCTCCCCCCCCGCTGTTTTTGGGGAGAGGGATAAGTGACTCAAATAGAGATAGAGAAAATATTTTACCGTACGCTTGAATATATATCATCTCTCTTAAATACAGATATATACCGTAGAACCTATGAACCTTGTCGCAGTTATCGTAATCATTTTACTTATAGCGCTTCTATATAAGCTTACCTCAACCTATGACAAATTATCCAAAGAACTACGCGAGATCCGTGTGAAATGTGTAGCTCCGGCGTCTTCCTTACCGATTGCCGCATAGAAAATCGTACCCTTACTATAGAGTATGGGTATAGACCTTCCCTATGTATTTGTCATTGATATTGACGGGACACTAATAGGCAATTGTTCCTATCAGACACAACAGTACAGTCTTCTTACAATATTGAAAAAAATGGGCTACAGAGTGCCGTCTATTTCAACTTGTTCACGGGCGTATAGTCCGGATCAAAGTCTTGTTCGTCCAGGCGTAGCAAGCTTTGTTCATGCCATGAAAAAAATATATAACAACGTCCATTTCTTTGTATATACGGCAAGTCATAAAGACTGGGCTCATCAGGAAATTTCATGGATTGAAAAACAACACAATATCAAGTTCAACCGACCCCTTTTTACACGACCGGACTGTGTAGTAGATGGAGCAGGCAATTATCGCAAATCGCTACATAAGATTATGCCTCGTATTATGAGGGCGATTACTGTAAAAGGAACAAAACCTTATTCGCGTCAGGAACAGGCTTATATTTTAGAAAATCAGTTAATGATTATAGACAACAATGCCGTATTTTTAGATAGAACCGATCGTCTGTTGCTATGCCCAGACTACAATTTCACATTGTTTGAACCGTTGTTAGATTTAATACCAGCAGATGCTATGTCAAATCCATCTATCCAACAACATATACTTTCACTCGTGAATCAAAGTCTTATTTGTCCAGTAAAGCAACAAAGTACAGACCGGACAGAAGTGTTAGCAAACCAATATGTATGGCTTGCCAAACACTGTCGTAATATAGCCGAACTAAATGCTATGTACAAAACAGATGATTTTTGGCTTTATATAACCAAGATTATTCTTAAAAATAATATTCGCACCTATAGTCCCGCAATTATACAGCAGATACAGAAGGGTATTTGGAATAATATGAAGCGTAAACGATTAGGAAATTCATCACAAAATAATGCTCACTAAATTTTTAGAACCCAAAAGAGGTGTTTTGGGTTCTAAAAACTATCCATCTTCTTTTTATTCAAAAATGACAAAGACAAATAAGAATATAACAAAAATCACTATATATTAGGATCCATCATGCCTGTAATAATATCATTTGACATAGGTATCCGTAATCTGGCATGTTGTTCGTTACGAACAGAGCAGGTCAGTGATGCTATTCATAATACGCCTCTTACGGAGATTATGGTTTGGGATATTATTCAATTACAGACACCAGATGAGAAGAAGCGCCCTACGATAGAGGAATTAACCCTTCGCGTATATGCTCATATGGATGAGCTCATAGACAATCTTCGTACCAAGTTCCAAGTTGAACAAATTGATTATGTGCTCATAGAGAACCAGCCATCCCATTTGAACGGAACAATGAAGTCCGTACAGATGGCGATTTATAACTATTTTATGTTGCGACGACACTGGGAAGGTATTATAACCTCTGTATATATGATTAATGCCTCCCTAAAGCTTCAAGGACACGGAGAATACGCCGAAAATTTACGCAAGAACGCGCCTGTATATAGTAAGCCATATCAAGTAAATAAATGGTTAGCAGTTCAATTATGTAAGCATTATATATCGCATGACACCGCGATTCAACACCATTTCAATTGTCATCGCAAAGGGGATGATCTGGCAGATAGTATTCTTCAGGCCGTCAGCTGGGCAAGAAAGAATATGATCCTAATAAGCCCCTTTACTATGAACATATAGATCGCGTTTAAGGTTTAAAGGTAAATATACATTTCATGATATAAGAGAAGTATGATGCAAGGACCCTCTATTTTGCTTCGCAGCGATGACGAAGACGATGTACTCGAGATTGGCGCGAATGATAACTCCCGCCCTTTCCGTATTCCTGATAACGGAATGCAACAAATGCCACAGATGCCACAGATGCCGCGACCATTCAACAATTCATCCGCCATGTCAAACCAACAAGGATTTGGTGGAGTAGACCCATTGATTAATATGCGTAAAGTTTCAAGCGATGTTATATCACGATCAAGTGGACAAGATAGCCGAGATGGAACAGATTATACGGAGAGCGAAGCAGATGATACAGAAAGCTATGTTTCTGACAATGCTCCTATACAACCTCGTATGAATACAAATACAAATATGAACCGAAATGGAGGAGCATACGCAGATCCTACAGCAGCTCGTATGGTTTCTGAGCGTGGTCGTATGGAGGCAGAGATGAATGAGAAGCGCGAGATCCTCTATCAATTGGAACGTCTGGAAAGCAAAGGATATAGGCTTCCTCGTAAATTTAGTGTTCAATCCGATCTGGAAGAAATGCGTGCCGAATATCATCGTATTCTGCGTGAAAAAGAAGTAGATGCCAGTGTGCGTTTCCAGCGCAAAATGATGATGGCTCTTGTTACGGGTATTGAGTTCCTAAATACACGCTTTGATCCTTTTGAAGTAAAGCTGGATGGTTGGAGCGAACAGGTTCATGAGAGCATTAACGATTATGATGACATTTTTGAAGAACTTCATGACAAATACAAGGGTGCTGGTAAGAAGATGGCGCCTGAATTGCGACTAATGATGTCTCTTTCAGGCTCCGCATTCATGTTCCATCTTACAAACAGTATGTTCAAGAAAACGCCCCTGCCTGGTGTAGAGGAAGTATTGCGTGCTAATCCTGATCTAATGAAGCAGTTCCAGCAAGCCTCTGTAAATCAACTTGGTAAGAATATGTTTGGCGGCGGACAAGCCTCGCAAGAACCTCAACAAGGCGGTATGAGCGGCCTATTTGGTATGATGTCAAATCTAATGGGTAGTGGCAATCCAAAAATGCCTCCCCCACCTAATATGACTACCAAGCGCCCTTCGCCTCCTCAACAGCGTGGCAATGATGTTGATATAGAGACCATTATCAGGGACATTCACGATGATATTGAAGATGTTAGTACCGGATATAATATGAACCAGAACCGTATTGAGACGATTTCATTAGATGACGATGACGAGATTGCCAGTATTTTGGAAAGTGTTACATCCGATGTAATGAACTCTAAAAGGCAAACCGCGAGCAAAAAACAGACCGGTGGCAGGCGCACATTGAACCTGTAAAATAAATACAATTAATATTTGAATACAAAAATAAATTATGATTTATGATTTATAATTTTTTAGAGTTGATTATAATAATTTAACTCCTTGAAAGAGATCGTAGCTCCCGGCGAAGGACACCTGGAACACGGCGGGCGGACTTGATGGGGTTGGAGACGGCTTCAACCACGGAAGGAGATGTTCGCGATATCTGTTTCACTCCGCCAGTAACCAGACCGATGGTAGTAATGGCCAAAATAGCGATTAGAGGGACGACAACAATTACACCCAAGATTACCAATTCCGCGATAGACCAAACATAGAGTGCTGTTCGTCGACCATCCTCGGAGCACATGCACTTCGCCTTCATCAGGTAGCGAACATACATGAGGGCATATACGAAGAACACCACACTGGCAACGGTGAACAGGAAGGCCAGAGCGGCATAGATAAAGGCACCCGTCATACCGAACATCTTTCCAGCCTTGCTGGCGGGGAATACCATCATCAGCAACAGGAAGACGATGGCGAAGATGATGTATCCCTTGATGAAATTACGGTAAGGATGTTCCGCGCACTTACAGTCTATCTGTTCAAGTTTGGCTATGTAGGTATAAGAAACAACCAAAAGGATAAGGCCGAGTATGCTTAGCAGCCATCCAACGATATTTGATACAGTCTCAATCATATTTATACGATGTTCTAAATAAGCAATATATATTTTTGTTTTTACATCTTTGTTTTTATTATTTATAGGACTTTCTTAGGACGTCCTCTTCCCCTCTTTACAACTACATTTGCGCCTTGCTCTTGAGCCAAACGTGCCCTCTCAAATTCCTCAGGTGTTCTATCTACCGGTTTAATATATGGAATTTTAAGGAATTCAAATATATCTTTTTCAGTCAGCAATTCGGGAATAGCAGACGGTTTTGGTTCAACATCTGATACGATTATCATACGGTGTTCATTGAGACTGTACCCTTTTTCCAAAGCATATTGGCGCATTACCACATTGAATGGACCGGATCCTGTAAAGTATAATAGAGCATAACTATATTCGTCCTCCGGTGTAAGAAGCAAATCCAACCGCCTCGCCTTACCATTACCGATCTTCACGATGGCCATACATTTTTTTGCCCCTTTTGCCAATATATCCAAGATATAGCCTTCGCTTTTTAATTGATCAACCACTCCTTTGAATAATTCGCCGGCTGTTTTTGCCGAAATGTTCTTTGGAAGCTTCAATATGACATCAATGTCGCCACTGTTTGCTAGTTCACGACGATAACTTCCTACAATCATGGCATCAAATTCGTGGCTCACTTCGCGGATATTGTGTAAAAGTAGTTTTTCATGTTCCATCATTTCTGTTCGCGGAATCCTTTCCAATATATCTTCGTAATATTTTAGCCCAAGTACTTGAACGTCATTCAAGATTGAATGGTCTGCCTCATACTTTTGTCGTAGATCATCAATGGAGCGTATTTTATGCTTTGAAACAAGCTCACGTGCCTTGGTAGGTCCAATACCGTGAATACCGATTAATTCATCAAGTATATTAAATTGTCGTTCTTCGCGAACTACTTTCGCAGCCATCAGCTCTCCACTTTCAAGAATCTCTTTTATCTTTGTATTTATTTTTGCTCCAATGCCCGGAATTCCATTTACATCTTCTATTGTACGAATGGCACCAGGATGCGCTTTCAATTCACTGATCACTTTAGCATATGCCCGTGCTTTAAAGGGTTGTTTATCTTGCGTCTCTTTTTTTCGCATTGTATCCAATTCCGATATAATCTTGTCTTTGTAGTCCATTTCGTCTTGAATGTTCACCTTTATTTTTAGTATATAAATTACTTATATAAATAATTGTTTTTATTTTTTATTATTTATCATTTTTTTACACCCCGTATGTTCTTCCTTTGATATTTCGGCTTTTGGCTCTGGTTTTTATTAACAATGTCAAGAATATCCATAATTTTAAATCTTGATGAAGCAAGTAGTGTATCTTTTTTAATATCCCAATTACAAAAGTAATCTAATATACTTGGAATAATTAAAAGGCCTCCATTTATATGTTTGTATATGGATTGTACAGAGCAAAGCATGATGTCAAGATATATTTCCAATAACTTACCATTATTCCAATGTTCGTCGCATGCTTTTGCTAAAACAGTAAATAATAATTCCAAATCATCATTTGATCCAAACATTTTACACGAAATCAATCGTATATAGAAAACAATAAGCGATTTCGTATTCTTTTTCCATTTTGTATATTCGCATAATCCGTCGGATGTTTCATTGTTATGATCTGCTGATTCAAGACCTTCTAGTATATTATCTGTAATCCTATATTTTTCTTCCTTTATAAAATTATGAAAATGTTGTTCTAAGAATACTTTTGATTGATCAGGAGATATAGCCATAATTTCACCGATCACTTCGGTGTATAGATCATGATAAGTAGGCTGTACTTGAAATAAAAAGATCATTTGATCCATATAAATATTGATATTTTCTGGTATTAGAGATTTAATAAAGTTTGAGAGAATTTCATCTTTATTAAGAAGCGACAGTTTGTTCATAAAGGCTACAAAATTCTTACGAGCTTTACCTTCTGTATTTGTGAAAAGAGGACCAATCCGTGGGCGCATGCTTTTAGTAGCAGGATATTCGTCTGGAGGCTTCGTTTCATGATGATTTTTTCTTACATTAGGATGATCTCCCCTTTCAGTTATATTTCTTCCACCGCGTCCACCGTTTCTTCCATGCCCGCCATGCCGGTTGTTTGTATGGTTATTTATTTTTACATTAAAGCACGAATAGGTACTTTTGATTTGCTCAACTTTTTGGATATAAATAGACGGAATAGGTACATTTTGTAAATTTATCCACCTATTTTTAAATTCCACCTCACCTATTACGATAAGATCGTCTTGTTCTGTTTCTGCCTGATCCATATCGTCTTATCTATAGCAACCATGAAATACATATGTATACCAATGCTTAAGCAAATGTTTATCAATCAACTGATTTAAACCAGAACCAATTTTGTAAAATACTATACCTTATGACAATATCACAAGCATCTATTAATACGATTATGATACTTGAAGAGACAATTCATACTCGTTGGGTAAATAGAGTGCTCATACTATGTTCTGACAATGATCAGTGCAATGATATTCATCATGTTCTTTCGTTGCTTGATTATTCTGTAGAATTAATTGTGTTAAACGATGTCTATGATGAAAGAAAGAGATATTATTCTTCTATAGAAAAATTACGCAACGGAACATCCAAAGTATTAGTGACAACACCAGATACAATGTCTATTATCCAAAAAAATATGGACACATTTTTACATTTTGATGTGGTATTATAGAGACTATTTCAATAGTATAATTATTATATTTGATATAATTAGAAAATGCCTTCTAAGTCTTATTCGTCATCTATATCTGCTATTACTTCTAAAACCGGTGGTAAGGGATATAAATGGATCTTTATCGGTCTGCTCGTAATCCTTACTGTAGTATTCTTGGTCGCTTTCATGCGATCCAGGAAAGAAGGCTTTGAAAACGGTGCTGGTAATGTTATGTACTTTTACATGCCCGAATGTGGACACTGTAAGAAGTTTAACCCTGAATGGGAAAAGTTGCAAAAGATGGTAGACAATGAACGTGCTCCTCTTACTCTTAACAAAGTAGATGGAACAGATGATGCAAATAAAGACCTTGTAAACCAATACAATGTGAAGGGATTTCCCACTATCATCATAGAGTTTGGAAATAAGTCAACGGTTTATGACGGTGAACGCACAGCTGATGCCGTATTTAAATGGGCATCAGGTATCGTAGGTGCTAAATAAATTTAGATTTTAATTTCCTCTTTTTTCTTTTTTATAAAATTATACATCGTGGTATATCCATATGCAATGGAATTATCTATATCGTCATCTGTTACTTCAATTTTGATTGTACCGTCATCGTATGTATCTAATTTTACAAACGGTAATGGTGTCTTGTCAAGCATTACCGCTTCATAACTGGTACACATGTGTTTTAGCTTTTCTATATTGAATGAATTATTAATCATTACTTGCAATACGATAGATATATAGGAAATAAAGTTATCTGGTTTGAGGTCAAAAGGAATAATAGGAGAAGCTACGACAATAAGTATCCGATTTTGTCCTGATTTTCTAAATCCTGCTACAGGATTGTTATCTGTTATCCCACCATCTATGTACTTTTCACCATTAATATTTACAGGTGCCATCATGATTGGTACGCTCATAGATGCTTGTATAGCATCAAATATACATACATCTGGTGTATTATCAACATTAAAATAAACCGGCATACGCGTATCAATATTGGTAGCACAAATTACAATATTTACCCCCGTCTTTTTTACAAAATCCCTAAAATTTATGGTTTCTTCTGTCCATCCATATTTCTTTTTCATAAAATGTTTAATCGGTTTTATCATTCGTTTACCATTATCAAGACCATATGTGTCTGTGATAGACATAATAGAATCAAGCATGGAAAATGATATATTTTCATCTTCTTTAAAGAATGCTTTCAAATAAGATTCAATCTCGTCTGGCATGATATTCATAGCAAAAAGACACGCTACAAATGCTCCTATGGAAGATCCGGATACTTCACGCACATATTTATGGTAGTCATTTTCTTGTAAATACCTTATTATTCCAAGATAAGATAACCCGGATAATCCGCCTCCTGTAAATACTATGTGCGAGTACATGCTCAAAAAGTATATGCCTGTAAAGTAAGAGCAAGAATCCTTTAATTACAATGGCGTTAGTTGAATATAAGAGACCAAATATTAGCCTTACAGAGCTTTATGATATGAGAAAGAAAAAGGATATTAACCGAACAAAGAGTTTTGATCACATTATAGAGCTATGTCATAGAAAAATAAGAAACATAGCGACTTATGGAGGCATGAATTGTTTCTATGAAATTCCAGGAATCATCATTGGATTCCCGTTGTATAATCTTGCGGATTGTACGCAATATATTATAGATAAAATTAGAGGAACTGGATTCCTCGTTCAATTGCTTCCACCGCCCCATATCAGTGTGATCTATATCTCTTGGGATCCGCAAGAAATAAAACCGAAACGACACGCCCTTACAGGACCTTCAAACAACAAACCCAACATTATTCGCACAAGAGGAAATGTTCAAGAAACAAAAATGATAACGGCGGATACAAGCGTAAAACCGCGCTTAACGAACCCTTTAAAGGAACGATTCCGTATATTTTAATCGGGACGGATAAACATTCGTATCCAGATCACGAATTAATTATTTTTTAATGATTTCTTTGAGCTCCTTCATGAATGGCTCAAGAATTTCCATCGTATGTCTCATACCAAGCATAACACCCATTTTGAATAATTGATCAATAAGGAATATAATCAAAACACCGGCGAGTATGAAAAGAGCAAGATCCCAACCGTAAGACTCGGTATTCATTACGGATACGGATAAACTTCGGTTATATTTGTCCGAACCGGACAATTTTTCAGGAGCAAGAGGCTTTTGAATGCTGTGTTCGGAGAATCGTTTTAGGGTTCGCTGGAGTGGAGACGAATCTACATCATAAAGGTCATCCGTTGGTTTGGCATCCGGATTCATAGGGAACCGTTTCGGTATATTTGTAGCCTCTGAATTCTTCAAATATTGTTCAAGATCATCATCGTAATAGCCTGTAATATTTTCAAGATCATCGTATCGCATTTTTGATTCAGGTATAGCTGTCGAGGTTGTCTTTTGGTTTAGAGAAGTGTTCATCGCTTTCTTAAATTGCTTCTTCGTTTCTTCACTTAGAGGTACTTCGTAGAAGTTGGGGGAAGATTGACATTTACCATCTGCTGTATAGGAAGATTTTCCCGATTTTGATCGGTCGGGTTCGTTTTGTTCAATCGGGGCACCATTCATAAACTGCTCCATTTGATCGGACGAGCAAACGCCATACGAATCGCAGTATTGTCGGCGATCATTTTCCTTCTCTTTGTAAGGTACTTGAGATACATTACCCCTATCTACAGAACCAATGGAAGGACTATTTACAAAGGTCTCATAGGGTATTCTGCGTTGGATAGCTTTTGTACCTTGAATAGGTCCGCCTTGAGGAGGCTTAGGTACAGCATATTTATACATTGTGAAATCACCTGTGCCATTTCCTCCATCTCTTCTATATGCCTCGTATGCTTCCCCGGAAGCTTTTACCTGAACATCGGGTGAACATTTCTTTTTCCTTGAAGGAGGTTCAAAGGATGGAACATTGTATGCTTCCTGTATTGTACAGTACATGGATTTTTGTATATAATAACTCTACAAGGTGTAAAAGATTTTTCTTTTTGATTTTCAAGAAGAAATGCCTGGTGTTTTACATGATCTAATAGCTGGGGTCCTCGCTGGACTACTTTCAGTATTTTTAATTATATATGGATTCCAACCCAATCGCCCCTACCCTTCATGGATACTTGAACCCGCAGAACAACCTTGGATATTTATACTGATCCTCGTATCCATCGTGTATATTATACAATGGGATTATACAATTGGACTGATGGCACTGCTGTGTGTTATTGCCATTGTATTTGACCTTATTATATTTACAAACTCGAGACAATATGATAGCAAAGACAGTGAAGCTCTATATACCCCGTCCATCGGTCTTATACCAAATATGATTACCGAAGTTTTTGATAATCAAAAGACCATTCCGCAGGTTCTTCCTAAGGACGAACAAGTATCAAAGAAATGGACGGTAAATTATGAACCTACCATTAATGAACTAAACGATAATCAATATACATCTGGTAATGATACAAATAAAATGTCTTTGCAATCTGGATTACCACTAAGTGATGATGCATTGGATATGGCGGATCATTATCCCATTTTTTATTAAAAATAAAAAGATAAATAATTTAAGAAATTACACAATATTCAATATAATAGTTAAGATACAAAACAAAATCAAAATGCCAGTTCACCCTATTTCTTTTTCAGTACCTGCTGAAAATATTGTAGACCATGTTCCGCAGAAGGAAAAAATGGTAGCCGGTTGCCATTATGATAGCCGTGCTTTTCATGATGAAAATGAATATTTCAAAGAATATCAACGCTCCCTGTTTGGTAATACAAAATGTAAGGCGGGTTGGGATTGCAATCGCCATTATGAGATCCTTGCGAATGGCTGTATTCCTAATTTTGAGAATATGGACAAAATCCCTCGAAATACAATGGTTGATTTTCCAAAAGACATTGTGAAACGAGGTATGAAGCTCACTTCATTGGATCGCGCGGAATACGAACCGATTGTTAAAGAACTTTTGGATTATACCCGAGAAAACTTGACAACGGAAGCGCGTGTAAAATATATCCTATCTAAACTTGGAAAAAAAGTGGAAGATGTGAAGAATGTTCTCTATTTGGGCGATTCGGTTCACGGAGACTATCTGCGATGTACCATTCTTCACGGTTTTAAGAAAATTTTTAAAGAGAAGTGTGTAGATATGATTCGGGTTCCTCATATTTATGATAGTTATCCCCCTGAGATTCGTCATCAAATTCATGGTTTTGGATTTTCCTATGCTTTTCGTATTCCGGCGGAATATGATATCAAATGCGACCGTATGAATATCGGTGAGCGTATAGCTTCCCATGATTTTGATGTAATTATTTACGGATCAATTCATCGCGGACTACCTCTTCTTGATCATGTGTTAAAAACCTATAAAGAAGACGAGATCGCATTTCTATGCGGTGAGGATTTTCACGAATGTCCTTTTCTTCGTAATGGGTTAGCAGATAAACACCATCTCTTTATCCGTGAGCTATAATTTCTTAGATAATTGTAGTGAAAATATGGACCTATTAACAACATCTACATCAGCTCTCGTATCACAGGTAGGAGGGAGACATCTTACCTTTCAATTTACCAATGCTCAACAGAAATTGCTTCAGCATCCCTATGGACAAATGTTTATCCTTTATGCTATGTTCTATATTAGTACGCGTAGTCTCATTCTTGCTGCCGTACTTATCGTATTGTATCTCATACTGATAAATGTTTTACTTAACGAAAAACATCCATTTAATATATTTTCAAGAAATTGGTTGAAAAAAGAAGGATTTTTGGATGAAAATACACAATCCAGATCAAATCTATATAAATCAAACATTTCAAAACTTGAAAGTTAATAAAAATTATCATACCAAAACATATATTATTTTATTTTTAAGAATCTAATATTGTTATATTTGTTGGACGATCCCAGTAGAATTGCTTTGGACTTGTACGAACCCTCTTGGAAATCTTCAATAGGTATGCGAATATTACAAATACAAGCAGTAAACCAACAATACCAAACAGGTAAGGTTGATATTCGGGATTATCACCGGACGCTATATAAAGGATTATACCGATGGATAGGATTACACCAACACGAATAAAGAAGGTTGCCCTCGCAGAATTCGTAATCATTTCCAATTCGGTTATGGATATGGCACCGGTAAGTTTATTGTTTGTATTGTCTATCATATCATGCATTTGATTGAAATAGGATAGTTCGCGTTGGACGGTACTGTTTATGTTGCTGTAGGTACTGTTTGATTGAAGCAATGCCCCCAAATATACTGTAATATTTAGATAGTCAAGTGCTTCCGATAGGAAAGACTGATTATAGACGGCAAGCAGGTTGGTCTTATCGGCGACCGTATTACCAAGACCGAGTGAAGAAGGGGTAGGTAGATAGTAGTTATCAAAACCTTCTTTTGTGTTAACTTCCTCTTCCTCGTCTTCCTCGTCTTCCTCGTCTTCCTCGTCTTCTACCTCGAATCCCTCGGTTGCTTTATTGTATCTATTGTTTAAAATTACAGCCAATAAAAGTATAACTACCAAGATACCGCCACACAGTATCAATCGTGATGCTTTTTCAAGAGGCGATATAGCAATTGCTACAACAGCAATGATTGAAATTATATAGATGGACATGATGATCTTATCATATTTAGAAGTATTACTTGTTGCCATACGAACACCTTTGTACGTACTTTGATTGCTAGCAAGTTCCATCTTTTGATTACGAACGGTGTCGTCTAAATCATTTATCGTATCGCTATTTGTTTTATATTTTTGTATATTTTTATTTAGATTTTTTATAATGTTGGAGCGTTCAGTAGGTGTTTCATTTGTTGATATTGAAAAATTCTTATTTATATTAATGAGAATATTTGCCGTATTAGATATATTTGTTATATATTTTGATGATACATCAACCCCAGGCGAAGCGGGTGAAGTATATTTCTCATATAGGTACATAGAAATATAGATATTTGTCATTAATTCGTACAACAATAACATACGGCGTATCATAAATATATCGTTTTGAACGAAATCAAAATTGTTCAATGGTCCTAACACCGTTTCAATCGACAATTTTACTGTTGTATTATTGTAAGGTATATGAGATTTTTTGGTACTGTCAACTACCGTATAATTGGAAACATTAAAAGAAGGAGATGATGTACTTTTCCATGTTGATAAGTTCGTATCAGACAAAAATGTATATGTATTTTTTATGTTGTTCAGTTCTGTTAAAAGATCCCCTGTTATTAGTTTGCTATAGTTTATTTCTGTAGTTGTAGAATCGAATGACGTAATATTAGCATCCGTCATTTGTGTATAGTCAGAAGTAGCATCTAAATTGCGAATATAAACGTTCGTTGTTAATGTAGTATTTGTCACCGCGCTGGCTTGTGGTAGAGATGATGCATATTTTGCTGTAAAAGAGGAATAACCTTTTATAATTGCTTCTACAAAATTCAATCCTGAATCCGTTTCCCCTGATAGATCATCTGTAGATATACCACCTGTATATTTCGTCCTATTGGTTGTATTTACGAAATTAGTTCCAATGTATTTTAATACATTTTGTATGTTGTTCGTAAATTTATATGAATCGGTCATTACTTATCTCTACAACAAAAAGAGATAATTCATTTGTACAAGAATCTATTTATTGAATACTTAAAATAGTATACCATTTTAACCAAAAAATAACTATTTCATATTATTAAGTATGGAAATATATATATTTTTATACACAGCATCGGTAGAAATAATATACACCCGATGATGGATTATTTCGCGTAATTTTTACTATATCACCGTGCTTCAAACCTAACCATCGCGCGATGATATCTGTACGAAGAATTACTGGCAACTGTGATTTTGATTTCAGCTGATAGGTCTCAAATAAGGATTTGATATTGCTTTCATCAAGTTTTTCATGTAGGGGGACATAGATATGTTTTGTCGGGTTGTACATCAAATCGTTATAGGTAAAGTATTGGGCAATACCACCCGCGGTTTGTAGTACTTTGTCCGCATCTGCTATAATTTTACGGTTATGCGATTGAGGATCTTCGTCAAATACAAAGATTACTGAAGATACATTTCGTTCTACATGATCCGGATCTTCACTCTGTGACAGTACGGAAATGATTTGTTCAGGATCCCTATTTTCTTTCGCATCTTTAAAGTCCTTAAACATACTGCTCTTGACAGTTCCGGTAATGGTCGCCCGAGGAATAAATATAACAGCGGTGCGGTTTGTATGAAATATCAACTGGTGTGTTTTGAACATATGACTTGGTGTAAGATAGGTATGCTCTGAAAACTCGCTTATATCATCCCCTCGAATGATGAGCATGTCTGTTACATTTTCAATGATGGTATCAATATTCGTCGCCTCCATATCGCTATTGATGTGATTGCTGTTGATCTTAATATAGGCTTCTACTCTTTTGTTTATATTCTTTATCCAGTCAAATTTTTAGATCTATGTAATAATTAAAAAATGAAAAATTAATAAAAATTAATTACTCATTCATAATTTCATGATTTATTCTGTTTCGTCCTCACTGTCGCCGTCGTTGTTTCCAATCATATGAATATTACGCCATCCTTTGTTGTCGTTTGGATAAGGGCCAAAGGTATTTTCCATATATACCATAAACTGGTTGCGATCTGGAATTTTCTTGCTTCGGTTAAGTGTTTGGTTTGCCCACGCCTTGTATTCTGCGTAAATTTTTGTAATGAGAACACGCTCATTAGATGTTTTATCCAATACCATACGCTCATTGCTAAACTGTCCAATGCTATCATTCACGAAGCGATACTTATCGGTGGCTTTTGTCACATCTACTGGTTCATTAATATTTGTCACATCAATATGCTTGTGATGATCAATCAGCATAGAGATGAATGTATCTGCCCAACGATCAAATTTGTGCATTAGATCTGGATCCGCTTTGAATTCGTTCATCTTTTTAGGGTCTGGTCTTTCTGTAAATTTGCTGGTAAATTGAATCACACGAATACGCCTCCAAGTACCTCCGTCATCGCTTGATACTTCTGGTAAATCATTACAAGTCATTACCATCTTGAACTGTGGTTTGAATTCAATCGGTTCTTTGAACAACCCTCGTGTAAGGATACGATCGCCTCCTGTAAGTTCCTTCATCAACCCAATATTTAGTTTTTCTCCATCACCTGGTTCCTGCATGACGGTAAGACGACGTCCTTTGGTGCGCTCCAATTCTGACTGAGCGCTATTAGATTGTGTTCGTTTTTGTGTAAGAAGAGCAACGGGAAGAATACAGTAATACTCGCCAAATGCCTTCTGTACGAAGTTAAGAAGCACTGATTTGCCGTTCGAATTCGAAGTTACTGTAAAATCTCCCATTAGATAGCGGTGATTGCTATCCACTTTCATGCCGTAATAGTTGCCCTCTCCTATACATTCCAGTTTGAAGTTGTTTAGAAGAGCATTTTTCAACTTAGTACGAGGCACTGCCTTCTTTCGTGGTAGAAGGCAAGGAATTTCTTCAATCCCTTTTCCGTAGATTTGGATACGATAATATGTTCCAGTAACGGGTCCATTTTTAGCATTTGTACATGTACATTGTATCTCTTTCATATAGCATGCCAACCCGAGTGAGCGAACCAGATATACAATGTCTTCCATTAGTTTTTTGTTTTTCTGTATGATCCCATATTGATTACAACTTGCTTGATAATTTCCGTCCGTATCAATAATGCCTGCCAATACCTTCAGGCGTACATCACGACTATTACATTTGTAATCATATGGAATATGTTTGTTCATAATAAGATTATAGTGTCGTAATGCAGAAAGTATTTCATTTTGACAAGCATATCGTTCTCGTTTCCCTGTAAATGTAATACTATAGGTTGACGCTTTACCCCTATCCTCTTTTTTATTGAAACAATGATTTTCTGGAATATTTTCTTGGAAATATTTTACGATTTCCTCGTCCATCGTTGTGATATCAGGTCTTCGTGATGTACCATCTCCCAGCCATACCCCCAGTATATATGGATCCATATTAATTTGCTTTTCCCCAAACTCCACACCAGTTTTGAATAGATATAGATTAAAGTTACTCATTTTATATGTGATATAATTCTTTACTTGTACATCTATTACATCGTCCATTTTTAACACATCTTTCTGTGTATTAAGACACTCTATAAATTTGTTAGCTATCTCTTTTGTTGTAAAATTCTTCTCTCGTTGCTTTACTAAACTACCATCTTCTAGTGTATAGAATATTTGTTCAAGCCATCTAACATAAATCTTGTTTTTTCTCGTAATAATCCTCGGACATGAGGAAAGAGTGACTTTCAGACTAATTTTATGTTCTTTATTTACCACGAAAGGGTCTCCTTTGATGGGTATAATTTTATACATTTCGTCTTCACCCCGGAATAGCTCAAGAACATTACGAGGTGTATTGTCGTCACCCATCAGTACGTCGCCTACTTCAATGTCCTCCACCATTTTGAGGCGACCATCATACAACATGATAGGTGTACCAGGCGCATGGCATCCAGACCCATTGAAAATATAGAATTTTTCTTGCCTCACACTGCCGTCCAACATACAAGTAAACATATCCTTGATATATCGGCATACGACAGGATTTGTAAAGATTTGTGATAGAAAATGATCAATCTCTACTGCCTCATCACTTCGGGCATTAAACGGAATATAGTGTCTTCCAGTAGAATAAGTAATATAGTCATCCGGACTTCCATCGCGGAATTCGTGCATTCGTAGATCATATACACCGTTCTCAAATCCCAACAAATGCGGACGAGAATCAAGCAAATCTTCAAATCGTTCATCTGTAAAGAAACACTCACATTCCTTCATCACATTGCTCTTGTAAGAAGTCTTTTTAAGATCAAGAAATATCTTCTTTAATTGCGAACTCTTCTCCACAGCATCGCTGTTGATTTTATCCGTCTTTGCCAATTCCATATTCCAATAATTCGCCCTCTCGGAGAATTTCGTACATACTTTTGTAGATAGAATATTGCGCAAGATAATACCCTGTGTCGTTCTTACCCAACGATGCTTATCGTCCTTGTAGGTAAACCAGATGTCTTTAGTCGTATGACGAAACTTGTCCTTGTACATCGTATAAACCACTTCCGCTACATCGTAAGGAGCCCCCTTGCTTCCAGCACATTTATCAATCAAGGTAAGCACATTCCCCTCAATGATATGATTGTACTGTTGCGGATTATCTTTGCGCGCCCACCATCGCAATGTGCCCATACCAAGTGTATCGGAACACATTCTATCCCAACATCTTTGACATTCACCCTCAATATACTTTGGAGAAAGTCGCGAGAACTCCGTCCATGATTCAAGAAGATCATAATCAATGTTGCGCAGCGTCCACCCCAATTTGATCCAATCCTCATAGTTTTCGGCTCGTTGATGCGAAAGACATTCCATGACCAGCCTCTTTGCCAACTCGCGCTCGTCGGTATTTTCAAGAACTGCTCTTGCCGGATTGATGGAATTTCCAAAGATCTGCGAATTGATTTTTTGTTTTCGTTTTTCGTCCATCGTAGGCATAATATGTAGAACATAGTCATTGAACTCTTTCTCTTTTTCGGTATAGAACAGACACGGTTCGTGTTCTACCCGCATGGACAACCTTTTGACCAACCCCAATTCCTCGCTCGGGGTAGGCGTAGCACATTTAATAAGCGCTTGTGTATATTTGTTATATTTATACACCCTCGTGGCCGTATAGGACTTACAGTCTGGCTTGCTACTGCCATAAATTTGCCAATTGTTTTTATCAATAATTGCTTCGTCTACAATATTGTCGTATGTATTACATACTTTTAGTCCCTCAAAGATATTCTCCGCCTGATCCAGAATCCTTTTTCGCACAAGATGTTGAAAGCTATTTTGAACGATAATCTCCGGCCATAGAATATGAATGCCATCCTTGATTTTGCCCCCCTTAATAATCGGCTCTGCCTTTTCAAGTACATAGGCAATCAAGGTGTCGTCTTTCACATGAAGAAACTCGGCCAAGATTTCAAAGTAAGCCAATAGAATTTTTTCAATATTTTCCTCTTTGTACATACGCGGAACGGCTACCTGTGTTTCTTGATCCGTTTCCGTTTTCTTATTCACAGAACTCGTCTCGTCAAGAGAGGATCCTTCCTCACTGTTCGTATCAGAGGATCCCCGGATCGGCATAAACCGGAAATCAAGATCCACGCGCATAAGACTCGGGTTCAGCGGTTTCTCCGTTAGATGGAGAGGCGACCCTCTCATCATAACTCGTGTATAATTTTCAAAGAATTCATCCAATTTTTCATTTGGAATATTCAAACTCAAGCCAGAAGGCCCCCCGACTTTAGAAATACTGGTATGTGTATATGGTTGTCCCTTTTTAATTCTAAATTGTTGTAAATATTTATGAAAATCATCAATGGAGTTCATTCTGTTTTCTCTCTGGTTATTAACTTCGGTTAATTTTTATATTATATTTTCGCACTGAAAGCACTATATAATTCCATTAACTATACAAATGTTATCAGGACTGGTATTCAATTCAATATATAAATCTTCTTATGACCCATATCAATTTTTCTTGTGCCTCGCAACAAATTTATATACTCAATTTGTAAGAAAAACCACCTACTCCATTTTATGTCTGTATGCTCACCGATTGCGAACAATACATTCAAGAGGGACCGAACCTGTTTTGATAAAGAAGCACTTGTTCGTCTGGCAGAAGCATGGAACAAGAGTGATAAAACAAACCCGATTGAACATATTGAGAAGTTGAGTAAAAATAAGTTATGGTCTGCCATCAATGAACGAATGCAACAGAAATGCAAAGGTGGAGAACGCGAAGCTTGTTGGGTAGATCATTTAGCGAAATCAACAGACCCTATTAAAAAGAAGTTGCGACCTGTGGCGCCGAAAGAATGGAATAAGAATCCCTACGAATGGCTTAGTAATTTTGACATAGAAGATGCTATGTTCCAATACGAAGATGATCCGCAATACAAATTTAAATTTATTGGGGTTTTTCCAGTTGATTTTGCGGTAAAGACTGGATTTTTCGGGCAATGTCTTCATGTGGAAACCTGTAATATTAACTTTAAAAAGTTGAGAAGCAAAGGCTATAAATATGCTGGAATGGTCATCAATATGGATCATCACGATGAACCCGGATCACATTGGACGGCGCTATTTATTGTATTGGATCCGCGTTCGCCTTCGTATGGGGCATATTACTACAACAGTGTCCCAAATCCTCCTCCCAAAGAAGTAGACATGTATATGAAGATGCTTCGTAAGAAAGCAGAGGAAGATACACCAAATAAACCCTTTAAATTGGAATACAATACTTATCGTCATCAGTACCAGAACACAGAATGCGGTGTATTTTCCATGGCTTATCTTGTGCGATGGATTGTTTTATTACAACAAGATCCCGCGACTCCTTTTGACAACATTGTAAAGATCAAAATACGAGACAATGATATACACAAACTTCGTAAGAAATTCTTCCGTAAGAGTTCTGTATAACTCCTCCCCGAACAACAATAAAAAATGATATATAGCTAAAATATATTATTAAATTATAAGAATATAAAACAAAACAATGCGAATTAAACTAATTATCTGTTCAGGCCATTGCCCTGTCGTGTCATTGAGACGACAAAATAGCGATATATCTACATCTACGAACAATCGTAGTCATGAATTTACTACAACGGTAATAAATCGTTCGTCCTTATCCTCGTCGTCTTTGGCGTATCCATCGCCTTTAATAAAAACACCGGCAACCGTCACATTCAATGTACAATTTGAGTCAATCTATCGTATTATGCTTCATTATAGCAATTGGACAAGAGATGATACGCGACACATTGCCGAAAAGGTAAAGTTTGGTGTTCCCATTCTTACAATGCTTGATTGTGAAAAAGTAGTAAATAGCGCTTTCACAAATGGTGTCAGTATGGTATGTACAATTTCGCAAGATAAGGCAGTTCTATACTGTGAGGCACTTGTTCGTGTAGGTTTGAAAGCAACCGTAGAAGAAGCTTAAAGCAGTACAACTAAAATCAAATATAGTTCTACAATGTCAGATAATGAAAGAGTCACTTTTTTGTCGGCTGAAAATTTAAAGCGATTAGGAGCAACCATAGAGAGTTTTATATACAATACATATCAAATACAACTAAAAGATATTTTAGGTTTTCAAGAATTTCAACAGGTTCTTCGAGATGTAATGGTATTGGTAGATACGAATGGTAAGAATTTTTCCTTTATAGAAAAAAATAAACAGGTAATCGTTCAAGTACGAAATATCCTCTTTGAAAATATAAATAAACGAAACAACTTTTCCAAAGAAGTAGAAACAGCACCAGTGCCAGAACAAGAAATAGAAACCCGACCAAATATGCGTTCTATTATGGATCCGGTTGCTTCTGCTTCTGGCACTGGTGCTGTTTCTACCGTCAATCCATTTGAAAATACAATCATGCCTGTTCCTATAGATCGGGTAGGAACACAAATAGAACAATCGGAAGATGTCTTCTTTAAGAAATTAGACGAACTTGAACAAAAAAGAAAAGCACCTGCTCCAGGTACGGTTGTCCATCCACCTTCATCTCCTCTCGCTCCCATTTCTTCCATTTCTTCTCCTAATCAACCTTCTTACATTCCGTCGTCCTCGCCGTCATTTCAAAATTCATCCCAATCCATGGAACATGTAATTGTTGCTATGCCACCACCTCCACGCAAAGGTACAGCATTTATAATATCGTCATGGGATCGCTATATTGTCGATAATCCAGAGCGTTCTATTTTACGATGGAATACTCCCCTACCTCCTTTAAGTGATCAAATTGGTACACGTATTGCTGGTATATTTCTACCTATCTCGCTTTCTACGTATACACCCTATGTTCATATCCTATTGGATGGTCCAGGCGGTAATCAAACATCTTTCATTCTTGCTCCAGATACCGTATTAGGCAATAAGACTCGCGGATGGCAAAGATGGTCTCCATTGGATGTAAGTCTTTCCTATATTAAGAATATTTCTTCCCCATGGATAATTTATTTAAAGTCTGCCGACGGAACCATCCTCCCATTGGGTCTTGATCATTTACATATTGTATCCATTGCCGTAGATATTACCAATCGGTCTGCTACTTTGAAATTAGGAACTTCCATCCCATCTCAAGAGGTAATACTAAACGAAGGAGATTTTCAAGTAGGCGACCAAATATGGATTTTCATAAAAACGGAAAAAAAGAAGACCGAAGTGCTTTCCGTTTCAAAAGACAGCATACAAATTCGCTATAATATCCCAACGCATACTCCATCCATGAGCAACGCCGTCCACGAATGGATGAATGCTCGTATATTAAATTACAACCGACAGTGGTCTATGATACTTGATATTACAAATTCAGCAGATAGTTCATCTACGAATAAAAATAAATAGCAAAAGTCATTTATTTTTATTTTATTTATAATTTAATTTTTATTTTTATTAATTTATAATTTATAATTTATTTTTTGCTCAGCAGAGCAAGTGTATTCTGTAAGTCTTTCATTATCTCGTTCATCAGTTCTGCTTCCGTCATAACTTTTTGCCTTTTTATTTCCGCAAAGAAGATCGCCCAATCCTCCAGCATAACATCTTCCGCCGGCATACTACACCATACAATATTCTTTTTGTAGTAGGCAGGAAGTTTATCTGCTTTCTTAGTATTGATTCCATTTATAGAATCCATATCATCCCTGTTGTGTCTGTTTTTTAATAAACGCGCATGATAATCCTTAATATCTCTATGTTTTACTTCCGCGCCCATTGTTTTTCCGATTTCATCCATCATCGTCATCTTATCATCTTCGGTTAGTTTTTCCATAAACTGTTGGAAAACTTTGGAAAACTTTTTGTTTCGCTTCATACGAATTGGAATAAGTACAGGGGCGCTTACAATTTCCAGAGGAATTGTAATAATCGCCGTAGCAATAACGATTCCTCCCATACAACAAAGCGTACAGCATCCATCGGCTACGTGGTATCCATGTGTAATAACACCCATGATGATAAAATAATTAGTATGATTATATCTTTTTCTATAAACTTTCAATTTTTTGTTTTATTACGATACGATGACCATGATTGTAGTAAATATCCAAACCGCGGCTGTTAATATACTCATACGATTTTTGAGATTTGATCTTTCTTCTGCCGTCATAGCTTTTTGATAGCTTTCTCCTGACGGATTATTCAAAAACCGGATATTGCGCAGGATAATGAAGAGCAACATAGCAAACAGCCATAGCATAACGACATGCCCTACAATGGTCATACTACCTCCATGAACATTGATATAATTGAAGATGATTCTCGTACGATACATATCGATATTCACGATGAGTACAAATATCACAAAAATAGCAGTATATGCTATTAAATAGGATAGGAGAGCACCTTCAATGGTGAATATCCATTTCTTATCAATGAGGTATTCCATGATGGTAATACTAAAAAGCCTTAGGAAGAGTGTAAGTCCAACGAACACTGTTTTATCAAATTTATCAATCTTAAGTACATCACTTGGTGCTACGCGATTCGCTTTTGCACTCGCGGTAAGTCCTTCGGTTGCCTCAAGGACGGATTTCTTTGGATCTGCACGATCTTCCACATATTTGTTGTAAAGTTGAGCAAAGATAGATGGTTCATTGTTGGTGGAGAGCAGTGCTGTGGTGTTGGTATTGCGTTCGAGGAAGGACATCAATTGTTCAACCAGCTCTTTTAATTTCACCAGCTTCTCCGTAAGAAGACGATATATGGTCTGGGGATCACTTGTGTCGTTGGACTCTCCATCCCCACCATATCTCTCAAGCTCGCGGTTTAATCTATAGTCTCTATTTTCCCTTTCTCCTCTGTATTCTGTATTGGAAGTTGTTCCTTCTATCGGGGCAGATGATATTCCATGAATACTGGCAAGGCGTGTTTGGATGTCCTTCGACGCTTTCAAGGTACGATCTACGAGTCGTTGAAGTAAATTTTCAATGGAAGAAGGACCTTCTGTGATCTCTTTGAGACTTACTTTCCACATACTCTTGAATTTAGGTATATGGGTATTGTCAATAATTTTCTTGATTTGGGCAATATTTTCACTTGTCGTCTTCTTTGCCTCTTCCAGCAAACCGGCCTGATCTTGCATCTCCACCGGATCTACTGTCGTCTGTAATTCTGTTTTCACGACCGATGCTTGGTTCTTCTTTGCCTCAATCTCATAGTTGATATCCCGTTCTTGCTGCTTGAGCTCTTTGTAGGAAGGTATCTCCTCTATAATGGATTTAAATCTACTATCGGTTAGCCTTTCTTGATTATAACCACTAGCCGCGTTTTCTTCATATAGATTCTTTATAAAATTTGCTAAATCATCATTTTCTACGACATTACCATAAACATTCCTTTCCAATGAATTAATATAGTCCTTTATATGTTTAAGTTTTTTAGTTGGGAATGTGTCGGCAATATATTTACTAATCACCTCTTTTTTTCCGTCTTTAGTAGTTGCTTCATTGAAAGCACTTATTGTTTCGGTATTGGTTGTATTATTTGGTATTTTAGTAGTATCATCTATACTTTCAAGAAATTTATTAATTTCTTTTTCTTGTTTTAATATTCCGCGATATCCAGTATAATTTTTATTAATTTCAATTTGTTTAGTATTAAAAATTTTACGTTTATCTTCCTGTTTCTTCCTTATTTCATTGATTTTGAGTTTTGTCTGTTCATAGTCTTTGTTGGCAGTGTCCAGAGCGGAAAGAGGCGACTCAATCGTATAACGGTCCATAAAAGGTTTGAAACGAACCACCGTATTTTCCGTATTCACAATGTCTGTCTTGATCTTATCAAGTTTTTCCTTTGATTTCTTGTAATTCTTAATTCGTTTCATATCTTCATTCATTTCGCCTTGATCTTTTTCCTCTTCTTCTTCGTCTTCCTCGTCCTTTTTCTCATCATCATCTTCTTCCTTCTTTTCTGGTTTTTCTTCCTTCTTTGTCTCTGCCTCCATCTCATCACGCGTTTCTTCTGCTTCTCGCGTCTCATCCATTGGCTCATCTTGGGCATTATCGCGTTGTTTTTCTTGTTCTTGTTCGCGAACTTGCTCTTCCTCTGGAGGTACTCCTCCTTGTTGTTTCTCTTCTTTTGCGGGTTCGGGCTCCTTGCCGAGTTTTTCCGCCATTTTAAAAGCATTCTCGGCTTCTTGTGCTGTTCGTTTTATATTCGCGAGTTCGCGTTCTCTTTCGCTCTTTTCTATACTCGTACGTTGAACTCGCTCGGTTTCTCGCTGTTCTGCTTCCCCTTTTTTTTGTTCTTTTTGTT